AACATATCAAGTTTTTTGGAGTCCAAGTAATACTAATACAGGAAATGCTATTTTTGGTCTTCAAGGATTAGCATGTACGGAAGGCGATACGGCTGATGCAGTTTTTGGAACAGCTATAGAAGTTACAGATGCTGGAGTTGGAACTGTGGAAGACGTTCAAATGACTTCAGTTAGTTCTGCAATGACAATCGCAGGATCTCCTGCTGATGATGATTATTGCTTTTTTCAATTATACAGGGATGCCGCTGACGGTAGTGACACCTTTACTGGTGATGCACGAGTACTAGGTATTAAATTATTTTATACTACTGATGCAGCTAACGACGCATAAGGAATATAGATATGAAGGATATAGATAATTTTCTTACTTCAGGCAAAAATTTAAATAAAAAAAATCATCAACGAACCAAATCTTTTGGTTATCAAGTCTTAGGATTTGGTGCTGGAGGAGGAGCAAATCCTTTTGTGGTAGCTACTGGTGGAACGATTACAACTTCAGGAAATGACAAAATTCATACCTTTACAGGTCCAGGAACATTTACAGTTTGTCAAGTCGCAAAATGTGCAGCTAATAGTCTAGTTTCTTATCTGGTAGTAGCTGGCGGTGGCGGTACTGGTATTAACCTTGCAGGTGGCGGAGGTGGAGGTGGATTTAGAGAAACAAAATCTCCAGCAACACCTTATACGGCTAGTCCATTAGATGGATATGGAACTCCGGGAAATAGAATTACAGTAACAGCAACAGGTTATCCAATTACAGTAGGCGCTGGTGGTGTTGGCGCACCTAATTCTTGTCAACCATCCCAAACAAATGGAGTCCCTTCAGTTTTTTCAAGTATAACAAGTGCAGGTGGTGGTAAAGGTGGTTGTGCAACAGTACCAGTTCCACACGGTGATGGTTCCGATGGTGGTTCAGGTGGTGGTGAAGCAGGTGGTTCAGAAAGAACACAAGGATCAGGTAACGTTCCTCCAACAACTCCCGCTCAAGGAACCGATGGTGGACCTGGATCTGGAGGAGGACAATTTCCTCATTTAGGTGCAGGAGGTGGCGGAGGTGCCACAGCAGCTGGTGGAGCTGGTACAGCCCCTGCCGCTGGTGCAGGTGGTGCAGGAGCAGGAACTTTAATTAACCCAGCATCAGGTCAACCTGGTCCAGGGCCTTCACAATATTATTCTGGTGGTGCTGGCGGTGGACTTTATTCTGGTAGTAATTGGGGCGCAGCAGGAATAGGCGGCGCTGGAACTGCAGGGCCTGGCGATGATCCTTCTAGATGTGGTATAGCTAATACTGGTGGTGGTGCAGCAGGACATGGAAGTGGTGGATCAGGTATAGTAATAATAAGGTACAAATATCAATAATATGGCACATTTTGCAAAAATTTCAGAAGAAAACGAAGTATTAGCAGTTCTTACTGTAGACAATAAAGATCTTTTAAATGATGAGGGAGTTGAAACTGAATCTGTTGGACAAGCATATTTAGAAAAACATAATAACTGGCCTGCAAATTTATGGATCCAAACTTCATACAACACATTGAGGGGGCAACACAAAAAAGGCGGAACACCTTTAAGAGGCAACTACGCAGGTATAGGTATGACGTATGATCAAGATAATGATATTTTCATCGGTTCAACACCTTTTGCAAGTTGGGTTTTAAATGTGGCAGAAGCAAGATGGCAGTCACCCATAGGAGATAAACCTGCATTGACAGCAGAACAACAGTCTCAGAATGAAGCGGTGACACATATGTGGGTGTATAATTGGAACGAATCGGGGCAATCTTGGGACCTAGAAGATCTTAAAGTCTAATTGATCTAGATCAATTTTTTTCAACATATTGACATTTTTAGTAAATTAAATTAAATACTTTATAGGTATGCAGAAGAAAGTATTAACAGAACAGTCAATTTATTCTGGAGATGTTTCAATGCCTAAACATTGGGAGATAGATCAAAATGACCTAGCTCATCATATTTTACAATCTAATTTAACTGATGAAAAATTACAATTTTCAAGAACTTGTGATAAGTTAAATACTTATATAAAAGAGTTTATTAATCTTAAACACGGTATCACTTTACTTAACAAATCAACTTGGGGAAATATATATAAACCCAATGAGACAACAATTCCTTTATTAAATATAGATCCAGTGGATCTATGTCACTCACCTGATTATACTTTGTTATATGGTGTAAAAGTAAAAGAATGTATGGTCAGAATACATTATGAAGACAATAGACGTAAAGGTAGATCTTGGGATATGCCATTGACTAATAATAAATTCATTATGTTTCCATCAACTAATATGTATTACATAACTAATAATCAAAAAGATTCATTAAACTTTGTACAAACAATAACTTATGAATATATCTAATTATTACTGGGCTTTTAGTGGTGTATTAACACCTAAATTTTGTGATGATGTAATAGCTTATGCAAATTCAAAAGAAGAAGTAATGGCTAGAACAGGTGGCTATGGTGATAGAAAATTAAACAAAGAAGAAATAAAAGATTTAAAAAGAAAAAGAAACTCTGATTTAGTTTGGCTTAATGATCGTTGGATATATAAAGAATTACATCCATACGTTAATATAGCTAATAAAAATGCTGGTTGGAATTTTGATTGGGAAAGATCGGAATCTTGTCAGTTTACAAAATACAAGCACAATCAATACTATGATTGGCACTGTGATAGTTGGGATAAAACATATGATAGAAAAGATCCTAACAATCCAGAACACGGCAGAATTCGAAAACTATCTATGACTTGTCAGTTAACAGATGGTTCAGAATACACAGGTGGTGAACTAGAATTTGACTATAGAAACTACGACCCACATATGAGAGATGAAGCTAAACATTTAAAAAAAGCAAAAGAGATACTTCCTAAAGGATCTATTATTGTATTTCCTTCTTTTGTCTGGCATAGAGTTAAACCCGTGACATCAGGCACAAGATATAGTCTTGTAGTATGGCATATAGGAAAACCATTTAAATGAAAATTTTAATTGTAGGTGGTGGCAGCGCAGGGTGGATGACTGCTGCAACATTAGAATCACAATTTCCAAATTATAAGATATCATTAATTGAATCTAAAAATATATCTACAGTAGGTGTTGGAGAAAGCACACTTGGTCAAATAACTGATTGGATGAGATTACTTAAAATAGAAGACAAAGATTTTATAAAACACGTAGATGGAATTTATAAATTAAGTATAAAATTTACAGATTTTTATAAAAAAGGAGAAGCTTTTCATTATCCCTTTGGAAATCCTCCTATAGAAAAAACAAGAACAGAAACAAATGATTGGTGGTTTAAAAAAATATTATATCCCAAAACCCCTTATTCTGATTATGCTGATTGTACATATCCATTACAAATGGCTTATGTTAATCAAAATAAATTTGATATAAATGAAGTAACTAGAGCATATCATTTTGATGCAACTAAATTTGGTCTTTGGTTAAAAAATAATTATTGTAAAAAAATAAAACACATAGTTGATGATGTGGTTTCTATAGAACAAAATGAAAATGGCATAAAATCTTTAAATAAAAAATACAAAGCAGATCTTTACATAGACTGCACGGGATTTAAATCTTTGTTATTAGATAAAACTTTAAAAGAACCTTTTGAGTCTTACTCTGATATGTTGCCCAATGATTCCGCTTGGGCTACAAAAATACAATACAAAAATAAAGAAAAAGAATTAGTTCCTTATACAAACTGTACTGCAATAGAAAACGGTTGGGTTTGGAATATACCTTTGTGGTCAAGAATTGGTACAGGGTATGTATACTCAAGTAAATTTGTCGATGATGAAACAGCGTTAAAACAATTTAAAAAACATTTAGGTCAAGAAGATTTAGAATTTAAAAACATAAAAATGAGAGTAGGAATTCATAATAGACTTTGGGTAAAAAATGTAGTTGCTATAGGACTGTCTGCGGGATTTATAGAACCATTAGAAAGTAATGGTTTATTTTCTGTTCACGAATTTTTAATAAAATTAATTAGAAATTTAAGTAGAGATAAAATATCTCAATGGGATAAGGATAATTTTAATTATCAATGTAAACATATGTTTAAGGAATTTGCTGAATTTGTAGCATTGCATTATGCGTTATCTCATAGAAACGATACAGAGTATTGGAAAAATTGTTTTAATAAATCTTGGGAAAAAAGTTTAATAGATTTAGAGCCAGTTGGTGTAAGCGGTATGAATAGAGCTGTATGGCAAAGAACATATGATTTTAAATTTGGTAGTGCAGGAGGACTTCATAGTATTGCAGCCGGTATGCACTGGGGTCCTACAGATAAGGTCTCTTTAATCAAAGATGGTAAATTTAAAGAAAAAACACTTGAAAAAGAATTTGAAAAGTGTATTAATAATTTAAATGAAAGAAAGGAGTTATGTGAACAACTTGTTAAAGAAAAACCAAGTTTGTTTTCAGTATTAAAAAATGTTTATAAATAGTTGTAAAACAATAAATAATTTTTTAGACAAAGAACAGTTGTCTACAATACAATCAATTGTTTTTGATCCAGAGTTTCCTTGGTACAAAAGAAAAGAACTAGATTTTAATTCTAACAATGGAATTTACTTTAGCCATGGTTTTTATAATAATATGGGACCAACTTCACACTTTTTTATAAATACTATTAAACCTGTTTTAGAAAAATTAAATTGTATGGCGCCCATACAAATTAGATGTAATATGTTTATAAGTAAATTATTTGAAAAAAGTAATTTTCATACTGATTATGATAATACAAAAAGTAAGACAGCTATACTCTATTTAAATACTTGTGATGGAGGAACAGAAATAAAAATTAATAATAAAATAAAATTTATTAAAGCTGTAGAAAATAAGATTTTAATATTGGATAATAATATCTTACACAGAGCTATTACTTCTATTAAATCTCCTATTAGATATATTATTAATTTAAACTATTATGAAAAATAAAAATGGATATAAGTAATTACTTTAACACAACTATTTGGTCAGAGCAAAAACCAGAGTTTATAAAATCTTTAACTAAAGCATCTGATAAATATATTAAAGCTGCTAGAAATACTCCAGAAGCTAAAGCGCATAGAAAAAAGTTTGGTGACTTTGGAAGAAGTTATCATTCAACAGCTATTATAGCTGACAATAATTTTAGAGATTTTAGAGATTATATTGGTCAAAAGTCTTGGGAATATTTAGATCATCAAGGTTTTGATATGCAACAGTACACAACTATGTTTTCTGAATTATGGGTACAAGAGTTTGCAAAAAAAGGTGGTGGTCATCACAGTGCGCATATACATTGGAACCAACACGTATCAGGTTTTTACTTTTTAAAAGCAAATGAAAAAACTTCTTTTCCTATATTCCACGAACCTAGAACTGGTGCAAGAACTACAAAATTAAAAATGAAAACTAATATAAAAGAAATTCTTAATGGTAATGAACTAATTCATTTTAAACCTCAGCCTGGAACATTAATTATATTTCCCGGTTATTTAGAACATGAATTTTCAGTAGATTTTGGACTTGAGCCTTTTAGATTTATACATTGGAATATCCAAGCTATACCAAAAGGAATGGCAAAAGATGTTTAAGAAAAATAAATACACAGTTGTCCGTCAAGCAATATCAAAAGACCTAACAGCTTTTATTGCTAATTATTTTTTAATGCAAAAACAAGTATATGATACTTGTGTAGAAGGTAGATACATTTCACCATTTGAAACTATTATCGGAAGCTATGATGATAAACAAATACCAAATACATATAGTCAGTATTCTAATATTGCCATGGAAACTTTATTACTTAAATGTCAACCCCTTATGGAAAAAACTACAGGATTAAAACTGACACCTTCTTATACCTATGCAAGAATATATAAAAAAGGCGATGTATTAAAAAGACACAAAGATAGATTTAGTTGTGAGATATCTACTACGCTCAATCTTGGAGGTGATGATTGGCCTATATACTTAAACCCTGATCCAAAAGCTGGCCATGTTTTTGGACCACAAACAGGACCACATGGCGTGCAAAATTACAAGCCTACAAAAGATAAAGGTATTAAAGTAGATTTAAAACCAGGAGATATGTTGGTTTATTCTGGATGTGAGCTAGAGCATTGGAGAGAAAAATTTAAAGGTAAAGAATGTATACAAGTATTTCTTCATTATAACAACCGTCAAACACCTGGAGCGAAAGATAATATGTTTGACAAGCGTCCACATTTAGGTCTTCCATCTTGGTTTAAACGTTAAATGACAAAAGTCAAAGAAAGGAAAGCAGGTTTAGGTTTAAACTGGGTTAATCTACACCCTACACAAGATAAAATTAAGTCTTCCTTGGGGTTAGAGGTTCCCTATTGGTTTTGGAAAAGTGACACATTAAAGTTTAATAAGAAAAAA